TACAAGCCTTCAAGAATGAAGCAAAACACGCTCCCTTAAAAGAGGATACTTTGATGTCTAACGCTTTTTCAAGCGACAGCAGGTATGAAATCTTGAAAAAGATGAAATTAAACAAATAAAAAAAAACAAAAAATTAAAAAACAATAATTATGAAAAATCTTAAAAACTTCAATTTTGATTTTGATACTACTGGAATGGTAGATTACTTGAACGCAAACGCAGATTTGCTTTTATCAAAAATCGTTATAGACACTATTGAAAGTTCTACTTACAAAGTTGTCCCTAACATAAAGTTTGGCGAGTTAATTCCGGTATACGAAACTGGTGCGATAGACGATATTGCTTTTCCCGGAAATAGCTGTTCTTTTACAGGCGGAACGATTGAATTGACTGAAAGAGAATTAAAGGTATGCCAATACAACATACAAAAGAACTGGTGTGATGATGAATTGAATAGAACAATTATGTCTATTAGATTATCACCAGGTTCTTACCCACCTAACTTGGCTCCTTCAGTTGAAGAAGCGTTTATGAATGATATTGCGAAGAAAGCATCGGTTTATGCTTCAAGAAAGTTTTGGAACGCTGAAACGGCTACTGATGGTTGTTCTGGTGTGATAGAGCAGTTGGAAAGCGCACCTTTCACAGCAGAAACAATCAACAAAACATATACTGCGATGACTATAAATAATGCGGTTTCCGTAGCAGATGCCTACATATTGGCACTTCCTGCTCCGTTAAAAGTCATCAATACTATTATGGCGTTGAACCACAACGATTTCCAAGCACTTCAGTTGGCTTTAAGAAACCAAAACTTATTCAACTTTAACCCAATTACTTTGGCGAACGGACAAATGGCAATCCAAATCCCATTCACAAATGTAATCGCTATTTCTTGTGAAATCGCTGCTGGTTATATGGTTTTGACTAACGCTGAAAACTTGATGATGGGAACTGACTTGTTGAGCGACATTTCTTCACCTATTTCTTGGTATTCTTTGGATTTCCAACAAACAAGATTAAAGTTGGCTATGAAGATTGGTTCTGCTGTAGGTATTCCTTCACAGGTAGTTTTCGCAAAATAATTAAATAATCACATTCCTAATGGTTTATAGTCCTACGGGACTATAAACCTAATAAGGAAGATAAAAAAATAACAAAAAATATAATAACATAAAATTATGGCTTCTAATTGTATTATCACAAGCGGACTAGCACTTGCTAGTTGTGTAAATAATGTTCCTGGTATTGACGAATTATTCGTTTTAACATCTACAGGAACATCTACAGACGCACAATTCGCTTCAATCACTTACGACCCTGATGGGTATATCACATCATTTTCAGCTGCTACTACAGGTTTAACTTTCCAACAAATAGATTTAGTTAGAAATAGTAGTGCTGCGTTGAATGAAGAAACATCAATCAACTTACCATCACTAGGTTTCACATTCCTTACTAAACTTTTATTCACAATTCCTGGTTATTCACAGGAAAACACAAACCTTTACCAACAAATCGTAAAGAACACACAATCTTACTTCATCGTAAAGTTGAAGACAGGTAAGTTTTTCTTGGCGGGTGCTGATGTAAATGGTGGTGGTGGAATGTATGTTGAAACAGCAGGTATTGTTTCTGGTTCATTACCAGGGGACGACCAGTTGTATTCAATCGGTTTAACTTCACAAAGTTCAATCAGCGTTCCTGAAATGTTAGTATCTACTACCTTGTCTGCTTTCGTAGCAGGTTCAGGTTTCGGTTTATACTACAACAACTAATTAAAAAAATACTTTTTAATGGGGGGTAAAAACCCCCATTTTTTTAAGCCAATTATGTTGGAAGTAATCAAAGATATTAGGGTTAGAAAGGACAACACTTATGTCCCAATAACACGATATATTTTAACTAACTTACGACTTGATTTACATAGTGAAATAATTACAATAAAGGTTCTATTCTACAGGAATGATGACCTAATATTTACCAAGTTATTTAATATGGGTAAATGTGGTGATACGAATGTGAATGACCTAATCAAACAGGTTCATCAACAAATACAAAATGAAGGTTAAATCATTACTTACCCAATACTTCCAAGGCGAACAAGTGTATAATTACGGGGGACAAATCCCACCAATTTTATTTCCTGACCCATCACCAAGTCCAATTCCACCTACGCCAACGCCTACGCCTACCAACACTACTACACCAACGCCGACGCCTTCTATTACCCCTTCAATCACACCAACGATTACCAACACACCTACTAATACAAAAACGCCTACACCGACAAGAACTTCAACTGCGACACCAACACCAACGAATACCCCAAGTCAAACGCCAGCGGGATTTGACCCTGATGCCGCTGCTTACTTATCTGCCGTTGTTGCTGCGGGTGGTGCTGTTTCATCACCGATGTCTGCGGCAACAAATAATATGTTCTTGGCGTTAAAGTCAAATGGACTTTATACAAGAATAGACGCTATGTATCCAGTTCTAGGTGGCACGGCAGCATCACACAAGTTTAATGCTATAAATCCATTAGATACTGATGCCGCATTTAGATTGACTTTTAATGGTGTTTGGACGCATAACGCATCTGGTATGATAAATAATGGTGGTCCAGGAACATACGCAGAAACTTATTATGACGCATCTTTAGTTGTTCCAACAGCTGCAGACCAATCTGTATCAATTTATACAACAACATTAAGCAATAAAGGAGTTCAAGATATAGGTTCAACAAATACAACAGCAGGAACTATTGAGGTTGGTATTTATACATCATTTAGTAGCGTTCAATTTATATCAAATGTTAAATCGGCTGCATCATCGTATCGTTCATATAATCAACCTTCAGCAGCAGGTATTGGATACTTTATCGCAACATCAACAGGAACAGATGTTTTGGGAACTAAAGATGGTGTGTTAGTTGTTAATAATACACAAATACCAGATTTCACAAACAAAACACATTACATAGGTAATAGTAATGGAAATCTTGGTATTGGTAATCCATCAAATATAATATTCGCTCATTTTGGAAGACAATTTAGTTCAGGTGAAATGACTACATTATCAAGTATAATCAACGCATTCCAAACCGCATTAGGAAGAAACACATATTAAAATATGATATACATAGAACAAAACGCAGTCAATAACATCTTCGTAAATGTATCCCAATACAAGACGGGGAACTTTGGTGCCAATCCAAAATACCTGTGGAGATTACAGAACGCTCAAGGTAGAAACATCGTAAGTTTCTACCCTGAAAACAGCACATCTACTTACCCAAGTGCTTATACTGGTCGTTATGATGTATTCACATTTAACACATTTAAGAACCAACCTGAAAACTATATTTATAGTGCGGGAACTGATTGTAATTTACACCTTGTAAATGAAAACCAATACTGGTTAGGGATTTATGAAATGCCACCTAATTCAACATCATTAAATCCTTCAGGTGAAAAGTTGTTAAATAGTTTGGCGTTTATATTCGTTCCTGTTGAAAACGAGTTTTATACAGGTAATACTGCGAACTTTGAGCCTAATAAAATCTACTATAAGAATGGTGATGGTATAACACCGACGCCATCAAACACGGCATCACCAACGCCGACGCCTTCTATCACCCCTTCCATTACCCCTTCAATCACACCTACAAATACGGGAACACCTACGCAGACGCCGACTTCCACTTTAACACCTACGCCTTCAATTACGGCTACTTCCACTTTAACACCTACACCTTCAATTACCCCAACAAATACGGGGACACCTACGCAGACACCGACTTCCACTTTAACGCCAACGCCTTCCATTACCCCAACGAACACAGGGACACCTACGCAGACACCGACTTCCACTTTAACGCCAACGCCTTCCATTACCCCAACGAATACAGGGACACCAACGCCAACGCCTTCCATTACCCCTTCAATCACACCAACGAACACACAAACGACTACGCCGACCCCGACAATTACGCCAAGTTCAACACAAATACCTATATTTGTTGCTGGCGGTGAAACGACAAATAAATTAGGTTATTCCAACGATGGTATAACTTGGTCGGCATCTACAAATGGTAATTCAATATTCGGGACTGGAGTTTTTGGTCTTGGTTGGAATGGTAGTAGATTTGTTGCTGGCGGTGTTGGAACAAATGTTTTAGGTTATTCCAACGATGGTTTAACTTGGTCGGCATCTACAAATGGTAATTCAATATTTAATAATTTTGTAAATGCTATTGCTTGGAATGGTTCATTATGGGTCGCTGGTTCAAGTCAGGGAACAAATAAATTAGCATATTCTACCGATGGTTTAACTTGGACTAATTCGTCAAATGGTAATACAATATTCACTTCTGGTGTTTATGGTATTGCTTGGAATGGTAGTAGATTTGTTGCTGGCGGTTATGGAACAAATAGATTAGGTTATTCCAACGATGGTATAACTTGGTCGGCATCTACAAATGGTAATTCATTTATCACATCACAAGGTAGAGATGTTGCTTGGAATGGTTCATTATGGGTTGCTGTCGGTATAGGCGGGGATAGAATAGCAGTTTCCAACGATGGTATAACTTGGTCGGCATCTACAAATGGTAGTAGTATATTCAGTAGTAGTGTTGATTGTGTTGCTTGGAATGGTAGTAGATTTGTCGCTGGTGGAAGTGGAACAAATGTTTTAGGTTATTCCAACGATGGTTTAACTTGGACTGGTTCGTCAAATGGTAATACAATATTCGCAACAAGTGGAGCATCACCAACATCACATTCGGTTTCTTGGAATGGTAGTAAGTTTATAGTAGTGGGTAATACTTATGCTGGTCCTGGAGTATCAAATCCCCGTCCAGTAATAGCATATTCTACTGATGGTATTACTTGGAGCGCTTCAACAAATACAAGTGTAGCATTTGGTGTAAGTGATTTATATGCTTCAACATCTAAACCAGGCCCTAATCTTTACCCACCTAGATAATTAAACTACAAACAATAAAGGTATAACTTATATTTATAGAAATATGGAAAACATACAGAAACCAATAGAACCTAAAATCCATTCGTTTAATGTTGATTATCAAATCAACAGATTAGACACCCGTGAAAATAGGGAAGCAACCGAAAGAAGCAAGCCTTGGGTTATGTGGGGATTACGAAATGATTACCCACAATTTATCCTTCAAGTAAAAGAACATTCACCTACGATGTCGGTGGCTATTGATGCTAAAGTAAATATGACCTATGGCGATGGTGTAGAAATTGAAGATTTAGGAAATGTGTTGGTGAATAAATACGAAACCATTAGTGAATTATATTACAAAGTATTTTACGATATTTGGTTATTCGGTGGTTATAGTTTGGAAGTAATTAAAAGCCGTGATGGAAGTAGAATTGAAAGTATTTACCATATTCCATTCCAAGATGTTCGTGTTGGAAAACAAGATGTAGAAATACACAACAGGGAAAATGGTGTTTTTTATGTATGTGAAGATTGGCAGAACACACAACAAAAAAGATTAGTTGTAAAGTTCCAATCATTAAATATGGAAACCCGTGAAGGTCGTGAAATGGTATATTGGAAAGATTATACCCCAACGATGAATAGACACTACCCTTTAACACCATATCAATCGTCTATTGATAGTTGTGTATTGGAAGCAGAAATCTACCAATTCCACAAGACAAACTTGGCAGCATCACTTATGCCGAACTTATTTGTAAGTTTGATAGGAGACCCTACCCCTGAAGAACGACTTTCTACATACGAAGAATTGGTTAGGTCTTATCAAGGAAAGAACGGACAAAAACTTATGTTGGCGTTCAGTAATTCTGCTGATGAAAGACCTGTTATTGAACCAATCAGTAATACGGGTAATGATAGTTTCTATACCGAAATATTACAAATGTGCGTTCAGGCAATCCTTACAGGACAACAAGTCGCATCACCATTACTTCTTGGTATTTCAACCTTGAATAATTCAGCATTCAGTCAAAACGCAGAAGAAATAAATGTGGCTTGGAACTTGATGATGGAAACCACAATTAAGCCTATGGTTAGAAAAGCAAACGCATCTATTGAAAACATATTAGCGTTAAAATACGATAGACCAATTAAATTGATAAACAAGTTTAGAACACCTGAATTATGATATATTGGATAGACGAAAGTTATGTTCGTGATAATTTACCTGTAGAATATTCCCTTTTAAGTGGAAACATCTTACCTGCCTTACAACAGGCTCACTTCATCAACGCTCGTGATATATTGGGTGATAGATTGTTTGATAAGATAAATGAATTGATTATCACCAACACGATTGATGACCCTGCTAATGAAAGGTTCAAGTTCTTATTGGATAATTACCTACAGAATGTAGTGTTGTATTGGACGATGAATTATCTAACAATCAACCTATTAGCAAAATACGCAAACAGGGGCGTTCAATCACAACAAGGGGAGTTCAGTAATAATGTTGATTTATCTGTTTGGCGAACCTTGAAAAATGAGTTTCAAGATTTAGCAACTTATTATAGTCAAAGATGTAATGATTGGTTATACTGGAACCAAAACGATTATGTCCCATACTATACTTATATGCTTTCCAACGGATTACAACCAGCAAATCCCCGTGATAAGTTTAGAAATGGTGGTCTTGTTTTAGGAGCTCGTAGAAGGTTCAGCTATAACAATATGTGCTGCTACTAATAAAGTGTCTTAAACACCAAATAAAGTGTATCTACCGAAGTATAATAGGGGTGAAAGTATATCGGGTTATGTAGCCCGTTGTTCTTCAACTGCCGATATGGTTAGAAATGTAGGACAGATTGGGGTAAGACAATCCATTTGTAAAGAACACGCAGAACAAATGCGTCAAGCACTACGACAACCTTTTACTGAACCTGAACGAAAGTTGGGTCAAAAATAATTTAATTTTATTTTTTATTAGTTTGACTTTTGTTCCATCAGGAACTATTTATTGTATATGGGAAACAATAACACGAAGGAAGTGCGACCCGTTGCGGAACGCCACCTTCACGACAAACTTACCAACAAAGAATATCTTATCGTTAAACAACAAGAATGGCAAAGGGAATTATCCCTTGAAAAGTCCATAAACTTTTATCAAAACTTAAAGAAGTAAGATTATGGGAAGACCAGTATTATCACCGACACAAGTTCGTAAAATTAAAATGTTATTGGAAACGGGGGATTACACCCATCAGCAAATAGCAGAAAAATACAAAGTATCACGAACACAGATTACCAAAATCAATATCGGGTTGAAGAACCCTATGGATAAAAACGGAAGGTGGGGAGATATAGAGCTCTAACCAAAAGTCCTAAAGGATTTATTATCATTTAACAATATAAATGATATTATTTTTTTTTCTTATGAAAAGAAAAATAATATCATATTGTATAATGTAAATAATAAACCTTTGGAAATCTAAAAAAAAAGTTTTAACTTTGACGATATGATAAAAGATTTTGAGAATAAGATGTTGAAATCCATTTTCAACAAACCCAGTATTCTAATCAAGAATATTGAATACATTACCCGTGATGAAATATTTGTTGAAAAGTATAACAAGTATATCCTTCAACACATTATAGAATATTACGGAAAGTATAATGAAGTCCCAAGTATAGATTTCGTTTGTGATATGATTATCAACGAAGGTGTAGCACCACAGATTACTAAAATCTGTATAGACCATTTGTTATTGGTAATTGACCCAATAGAACTTACTGAAGGTGAAATGAACTATTTGGAAGACAACATCAAGAAAAGATTAAAGGACAATATTGTTTCCAAAACTGCGAACAAGATTGAAAAACTATCAAGTGAAGAATTGGAAAAGGTGATTGTTGATGTGAATAATCTTCAACAAGAAAACCCGAACTACGAAACCATATTCCTTTGGGAAGAACTTGAAGAAGAAACAAGACAACCAATTCCAACCAAATTGGAATTGATTGATGAATACGGAATAGCAAAAGGTGAATTGGGATTGTTGTTGGCAGGAACAGGTGTGGGTAAATCCGTATTTCTAACCTATCTGGCAAATAATTTTATGTTGAATGGATACAAGACATTACACATAGTATTTGAGGGTCATAGAAACACTTATTTAAGAGCACACAGAACCAAACTTGGTAATCCTTCAACGGACGACTTACGAAGGGGAAAGACAATTTCCAACCTTCGTTTAGTCCAAATGAAATCAAACAACACAACAACCAAAGATATTGAAGCACTAATCAATAACACAATTCAAGATGGGTTTATTCCTGATGTGATTGTATTGGATTATGTGGATTGTTTGGTTGGGTCTAACAAGAAAGAAATATGGCAGAATGATATTTCAATCGTAAATGAATTGGAACACATCAGTCAAAAGTATAACATCGCATTATGGTCTGCGGTTCAAGCAAACAGAAGTGGAATAAACAAAGAACTATCAATAGAAAATATTTCAGGGTCAATATCCAAAGCACAGAAAGCATCATTTATCTTGGCTTTAACCAGAAGTCCCGAACAAGAAGAACAGAACC